AAGGGGATTGGACGATGAATTGCAGGAAATGCGCAAAGCCACTGCCGGAGGGCGCGGCGTTTTGCCCGTGGTGCGGGACGAAGCAGGCCACGGCGCCCCAGCGGTCACGGACGCGGCCCAACGGGGCCGGGACGGCGATCAGGCGGGGGAAGACCTACACGGCGCGGGTGATCGTGCGATGGGCGCCGGTGCCGGATTCAGATCCGCCGCGCAAAAAGGCGATATACCGGACAAAAGGCGGTTTCAAAACCCGCCGCGAGGCGCTGGAGTATTGCGCTGTGCTCAAAGGGCAGGATTACAAGCCGAAGGTGGACGCGCCGAGGCTGGCGGAATACTGGGAGATGTACGAAAAGGGCGAGCTCATGGAGATCACCCGGCAGAAACAGAGCGGCTACCGCACGGCGTGGAAAAAGCTGAAGCCGCTGGAGAATCGCCCGGTGGATCAGATCACCGTGGCGGAGCTGAGAGAGACCGTCGGGGCCGCAACATCCACCTATTACACCGCGCGGGACTGTAAGACCGTACTGACAAAGCTGTTCGCGCTGGCCGGGGCCGATGGGTGGGTGTCGAAGGATTTGCCGTCGTACATCATCCTGCCGAAGTTGAACGAGAAGGAGCGCCAGACCTTTTCGGACACGGAGCAGCTCCAGCTGTGGAAGCTGTACGAGGCCGGGGACCTTCGGGCCGCCGTGCCGCTGTTGATGATCTGCACCGGCATGATGCCCGGGGAGATGCAGGGCCTCCGGGTGGAGCACATCGACCTCGACGCGCACCAGATCAGGGGCGCAGGCATGAAGACAAAGATTCGCCGGGAATCGCCGGTCTATCTGCCGGAGGACGTGCTGCCGATGGTCGAGGACCTCATCGCCCACGCCCAGCCCTCTGGCTACCTCTGGAAGCGCAACGAGGAAGCCTGGTATCAGAATTACTATGATGTGCTCGCCGCGGCTGGGTGCCGCCGTCTGGAGCCGTACTGCTGCCGACATACCACCGCCACGCGCCTGGCCGTCACCGAGAACATAGCGCCGCAGACCATCCGCCGCATGATGCGCTGGACGACCACAAAGATGCTGGACCGCTACGCGCACCCGGACGACGCGGACGTGATCGAGGCCGCGAACACCCTCAAGCGACAATAAAACGTGTTACCAGTAGAGTTACCAGTAAAGCGCTTTTTTGCGCCACTCTGCGCCACTTCTGTCAAAACAGACACAAAAAAAGAAAAGCCCGAAAACCGTTGATAATACGCGGTTTTCGGGCTTTTGGCGGAGAAGGAGGGATTTGAACCCTCGCGGCAGTTATCCCACCCTACTCCCTTAGCAGGGTCATATAATCGTCAGTAAAATAGGCGCTTTTACGGCATATGATACCAACGTGTTACCAATAACTATTTTTCGTCGGGCGGCTTGTCTTTCGACTCGCGCATGGATTCCAGGCGCTCTTTGATAAAGCGCGGGAAGGGCACGCCGATAGCCTCGGCGTTCTCCAGGATGCTCAGACCCTCGTTGGCGATGTAATAGAAAGTCGTCGCGGTCTGGAATACCATGGCGGTGTTGCCGATGGCGCGGTCGAGCTGCGTGGCCACCAGGACGATCAGCATAATAAAGCCCTTCTTGGCGATGCCGACGAAGCCGATCTTGGACGACAGGCCGCCGCCGTCGGTCTTGGGGCTTTTGCCGCTGATAGCCACGAGAACACCGGTGATGTAGTCCACGCCCATCATGACGGCCAGGATGGACAGGGCGGTGGTCCACTCGCCATAAAGCCCAGCGATGGCCCCGGCCACCAGGCAGATGCCCTTGATGATCTTATCCCACATGGTTATAACCTCCTGTGATTTCATGTGTTTCCCATCGTCCAGAAAATCAGGGCTGCGACAATGATGATGGCCCACGGCATTACACCACCTCCGCGTATTTGCCGGACACCCACCCCAGCGCGCCGCCGAAGTCGATCTGATACCAGCCGTTGGTCACAAGACCGTAGTCATAGCGCTCCCCCTTGTGGGCGGTGCCGATGACGGAGTTATTGGTGCCCGGCCCGCTGCGGACGTTGACGGTGCCGCCGGTGATCTTCACCTTGCCCGCGCCGATGGCGGCCATGAGGGCGGATCGGGTGGCGGCGTCATAGATGCCGGTGACGGGGAGGTCGTGGGTGCGCTGGAATCCTTTGACGTTGGCCTCGGTCTCGCTGCCGAAGTCCCCGTCACAGCCGTAGCGCGGGAAGGACCAGCCAGCCTTTACAAGCGCCTCCTGCATCACCTTGACCTCTGGCCCCTTGTCGCCCTTGCGCAGACTCTGGACAGGAGCAGGGGCGGGTGTCGGTGTTTCCGGATGCCATTCGGAGCGCACGGACAGACCGCAGGTAATATTGGTCGCGCCGTGATGGTTCTCGTAAAGCAGTATGTCGCCGGGGAGCAGATATTTCGGAGTGATCAGGTATTTGTATGCTGTCAACGCGACAAATCCGGCCTTGATAAACTGCGTTCTCATGTTGCGGCTGGTGCAGATGGGGACATCCTGCAACGCCTTGATGCCGTGAACGTATCCGGCCCCGCGTACATTACTGGACACGCCCGCCGTGCAGTCCTCCTCACACGCTGTGGCGATCTTCGACGGGTCATAGTCCGCCTTTTTAAGCTGCTTCCAGTATGTCCCGCGCTGGCTCTGGTCATAGCCGATCTTGTCATTCAGCGCGGCGGCAATGCCCAGCTTCGCGATGGTCAGGGCCACAGCCTGATTGGGATAACGCAGGATCACCGTCCACGGGCGATTGTACCATTTCTTCAGCTCCCACTCATGCCCGGTCTGGTCGCCAGCGGCACCGCCTTTAGTGCCGCTGTGTTCGTCCTTGCCGCTGTTGCTGATGTAGTGCGTCTTGGTGGACAGGATGTACTTGTTGAAATCGATGGGCATTATCTCACCTCCCGGTTACTTACTTAAAGTGTCCCTTTACTCAGCTTCGTGGTGGATGTACTCCTTGCAGCCTTCCACCACGTCGAGCTGCGTGTCCACGATCATGACGTAGGCAGACAGCACGTCGGAAGCGTTCCAAAGGGTCTGACAGCGCCCGTGGTACTGCACCTTCGCAGCTTCGATAGACGCAAGCCCTTCGGCTTGGACGAAAAAGGAACCGTTGATGCACTCGATGATAGCGTAAGTCATGGTTATACCTCCTTAAAAATCAGGCGTTCGCCAGAAGAATGAGTTGTTCTGCCACGGTTGTGGCGTTGACGTTTGTTCCGGGGGTGAGCGTCGCGCCGCTGGCGATGGATGCCGCCACTTTGTATAGCGTGTCACCAACAATGAGAAGCTGTCCGACGGTGTAAGCCTTGGATGCCGTCATGGTCGGCTCAATTCCGGCGATGATGCTGCGGGTGGCATTCGTGCGCTTGTCGGCGTACAGCGTCGGGTCGGCGCGGTAGGTGACGGTGGTGTCGCCCGTGTCGGCGTAGATCGTGTTGCTGCCCAACAAGGTCAGCACTTCGACAGGGGTAAGCTGATAGGTCGTGGGGGTGGCGAGTTCATAGACAACAGTCAAATTATTGGATGCAAGCCATGTTTTGAAGTCGGCAGCGGTTTCAATCGCTGAGATGTAGTACAGATATTTCGAGGACGTAAATATGGTGTCCAAATCCCTGCCGACATTTTTTGCGATGTTCGCCATAACAGCAGATGTCGATTTCATATCGCTGATCGTGATTCTGTATCTGATCGTACTGCCGCTGACATCCTTTGTCCATGATTCAGATTGAGCACCGACATACGTCACCATCGCCCTATCCACCGTCAGCACACCCGTGGTCACGTCCAGCACGCCGCCGTAGACTGTACCGGCTTCGGTGGGGAAGGTGATAGGGATGGTCGTGCCGTTTGCATTAATATTCGCCCCCGTCCACCCGCTGATCGGTCTGATGTTCGTCGGGCTGGGGCCGCCGCTGCCCGACTGGACAGACTCGATGCCGATAGTCAGGTCTTTGACAGGCAAACTGTCCGCACCGTCGTTGAAACTCGCCAAACTCCCGGACACGGTGTCGGTGGGATATGCACCCAGCGCCATGCTGTCCACCGCACTCATCTGGCTCTTTAAGTCAGCAACGTCCTCCGTCATCTGACTGTAATCCTCGGGGATGCTGTCCAGCACCCGCTGACCCTCTGCGTCGATGGCGGCAATCTGCACCTGTCCCTCGGCCTGTACCTGGGCGAGGGTCTGGACGGCGCTGGCGGCGCTCTGAGCGGCGTCCGTGGCTCTCGTGGACGCATGCCCTGCGTATGTCTGGGCGTTGGTCTCAGCCGTCTCGGCGGCGGTCTGGGCGGCTTCAGCGGATGTCTGAGCAGCTTCGGCAGCAGTCTGAGCGTTTCCCGCATTAGTAGCGGCAGTCTCAGCGCGGGTGGCGGCAGCTTCGGCAGCTTGCCTATAACCCTGTGCCTGTGTTCTCGCGGTCTGCGCGTCATTTTTTGCCGTTTCCGCGCTCTGTTTCGCGGTCTGGGCTTGCGAAGCATAGGACTGTGCGGTGTTACTTGCCTGAGTTGCACGCCCCGCCTGGGTGTTTGCGGTATTCGCGGCGTTGATCGCTGCCTCCATGTAATCGGCAGCGTCTGATGCGCTTCCTGCGGCGCTCTGGGCGGCGGCCTGGGCCTGCTCCAGATAGCCGATCATGGAGTTATACTGCTCCGGCGTCAGGCCGTAGAGGCTGATGGTCTGTACATCGTCGCCACGGGCAACGGTCATGGTATAGCCATACTCGCCCTCGCTCTCGGCGATGGTGATCACATAGTCGTTGATGATATACTGACCGATGCCGATGGTGCCGCCGATGATCCCGATCACGTTGTCACTCATGGTATCGTCACCTCCCCCATAATTATGAAGTTGCCCCAGTTTCTGCCGCGGCCACGCAGCTCCGGCTCAATGTCGTCCGGTATGACCGTGAAGCGGGTTCCTTCGGCGCGGTTGAGCTGCACGTCGTAGGAGTAGCGCCCCGGACATATGACCCCGGTGCCGTCGCCGGTGAGGATGATCCGGTTGCTCCCCGGCGCAGAGGTCGAGGTCAGCAGCACGGGGCAGGCCTCACAGGGCTTCTCCCGGACGGTCAGCGTCAGGGTGTCCGTGGGCTCCAGCTCATACACTGTGCCGTCGGACCTGTTGATGGTGATCTCCAGCACGGCGTCGTCGCCCTTGGTGATGGATATCACGTCGCCATCGATGTATAGCATGATTATGCCCCCTTAGACGTCGAAGGACGGATCTGAATGATAGGACACCGTGACGGGGCCGGTGGTCGCCTGGATGGTGTTGTCGCCCAGCAGCGTCCGCACCTCCACGGGGTCGAGCTGATAGGTCAGCGGCTCGGTGAGGTAGAGCACCGCCTTGACGTCCTGGATGCCCGCCATAAACGCGCTCGTGCCCTCGTCGCCGGTGTTGACGCCGTCCTTGGCGAACAGACTCGTGCCGGAATCCGAGATGGAGATGCCCATGGCGGCCGTCGGCAGGCTGGGCCGTGGCACATAGGGCAGCTTCTCACAGACGATCGGGCCGGACTTCAGCACGGGCTGGGCCGTCCCCCTGTTGACGGTATAGGACTGGGTGGCCGCGTGCCAGGCCCACGTCAGATCGCTCAGCACCAGCATCGCCCTGTCCACCGTCAGCTCGCCGGTGGTCAGGTTCAGCGTGCCGCCGTAGATCGGGCCCGCCTCCGACTCCCAATCGACGGTGTAGTCAGCGCCCTCACCCTCGCTGTCGCCGCGAACCGTGAGCGTGCAGGCGCTGCGGGCGGAGATGGTCCGCACGTTGTCCGGGCTGGGTTCGCCGCTGCCGCTCTGCGCGGGGAGGATGGACGCGGAGATGGCCACCACCGCCATGTCGGCGCCGTCATCGATGATGACCGGATCGCCGGTGGCCCTCTTGACCGGATAGGGGTCGGCGGGCGCGCCGGGGACCTGGACGGCGCTGAACCAGTTGGCGTAGGCCTCCGGGTCCGTGGCGGGCGTGGTCTCGCCATGGTCGAACCATTTGTCATGAGAGGGGACGTAGATGCCCATGGAGGTGATGGTGGTGGTCTCCGTCTGCGGCTCCTTTGAGCCTTCGTTGGTGGCGGAACCGACCGTCGGGGCGGTGGCCGTGCAGTTATACATGACGTAGCGCCGGGGCTTGCGGTCGTTCATCGTCTCGAAGAGCAGCGCGAAGTGCACCTCCGACGGGCTCATGTCCTCCACCAGGATGCCGTTGGCGTCCGCGATGTAGCCCAGCACCTGGCGCTTGAAGGCGTCGATGATGCGCGCCATTTCGAGATCACCCTGCCTGCTGGTGGGCGCCGTATTGGAGTAGTAGACACCGTCGTCCGCGTTCCACGGCTCCCCGGCCCCCTGCGGTTCCATGGACAACGTGCGCGCGCCGGGGAAGGTGATCACGTCGCCGTAGGTGGCGGTTCCATCCTCGGCAATGGTAGCGATGGCGAAGGCCACGCGCTTGAGGCCAAATTTGACCTTCTCTTCATTCCGTTTGAGTGCCATAGTAATGCCTCCCTCGTCAGCTGACGTAATGTTTCGTCAGCATTTGCTAATTGCTTTTATATCCCACAAGCAGGCCGTTTCGGAAAACCAGCTCCGTGGAGAATCCACCCGGTTCAGCAACGGTAATATTATAATTCTGTGTCTTATAATACGTTGTGCCATCGATGATATAAAACATACCGCTATCAAAGGCGATACGGCCCTTAAGTGTCAGCATCTCATTGTTTACACCTTCAAGGTCAGAACCAAAAGATATAAGTGCTTGTCCATATGTGGATTTGATCATTCCGTTATTGATATAGATTGGCATTACACCAGATGGGCCAGTCGTTGTAAAATTCCCCTCGACTGAAGCGCCTTTGCAGCTCATTACACCGCCATTGGTGACCTTGAAATTCCCATTGCCAATGTTGATGCTGCCGGTGGTCATGTTGAGCGCGCCGGAGGTCAGGTCCCACGTATTTTTCCCCGCGGCGTCGGACAGCACGCCCGCCTTGATGAGCGCGGCATTGAGCTCGCCCACAGCGATGGCGCTGGCGTTGATCTTGCCGTCCCTGGTGATAGCGACATCATCATACGGGCCATTGTAGCCGTTGGAGGAGTGCCCGAGGCCACCGCTGTTCCACCGCCACACGTGTGTGGCGTCGCCGATGTCCGGTTCGTCCAGGATCAGCAGCTCGTAGGGCTCGCCGGTGGTGGCGTCTTTGTGCAGCACCACATAGCCGCCAGTGTTGCCGGTGATCATCTCGGTGGCGTAGTCGATGGCCTCCTGCAAAAAGGACTTGGTGGGCACGTCCTCGAAGACGGCCTCGGTGATGTCGGCCTTCAGCAGTGCCTCGAAGGTGGCGCGGGCGGTGCCCAGTTCCATGCTGTCATAGCGATCCAGCAACACGTTGTAAACGGTGCGGATGACCTGCACGCCCTTGATCTCAACCGCCCCGGGGCCATAGACCACGTTGACCTTGTCGCACAGCCGGACGCGCTGGAGGGGCGCCACGCTGGCGTACTCCTCCGTCTGCCACAGCGGGACGAAGGACACGGTTATGTTGTCCGAAGGGAGCCAGGACTGATTGCTGGTCATCCGGGCCTCGGCCTCGTCGATCAGCTGCTGTTGGGTCGGGGCGTTCTCAAACGCATCAGAGAGGTCCATGACCACAGGTTCAGCGCTGGAGGCGTCATAGCCCTCCGCGTACACCACACCGGGCGTGATGAGCTCGTTGGTCTCGGAGTCGAGCCAGTAGGGCACGCAGGCATTATATGCGCTGCTATAGTTGAGGTCGCGGCTGTAGCCGGTCATATTGACGCCGTATCGGATCGTCACATCGGTGGTCGTGCCGCGGTTGAGGTACAGCTTGACGTCGAAGCGGTCCCACTCATACTCACCCTTGCCAAATACGTCCAGGATTGAACCCTGGGAGCCTCCCAGCACCTCCTTGACGGGCTTGGGCGCGTGGGTGGTAAAGCTGCCCGCGTTGGTCTTGTCCGTCCAGAAGGTGAACGGACAGGAGTTGTAGGTGTGGGATGTGATGGCGTTCAGCGCCGCGGCGCAGGAGGTGGCCGTCATGGGCTGGAGGATGACGCGGCCCAGGCGATAGCTGATGTGGTGGGCGTAGAAGGTCACCACGCCGTCGATGGGCTCAGAACGCGCGTAGATGTCAAAGGGCTGCGCGCGCCCGGTCTCGTCGTGGGTGCAAAAGATGATCCGGCCCTCTTTGATGTCGCCATAGTGCGCGCCGCTGGTCGGATAGGTAAAGGTGCACTCGTAAACGCCATTTCGCTCCTCGGTGACCTGGCAGATGCCGCAGTCGGGCAATCTACAAACGCCGTTGGAGGTAAAGGCCGTCTCCGTGGCCTCGTACAAAATCGGAATCATACTGTCCACCACCTCGGCTTGAAGTTTGGCATTGCTTGCCAAGTGTTTTCAAGGGTCACCGCGACAGGGTTTCTTCCCGGCAAAAGCTTGGGGAAATCGTTGCCGCTTAAGCTGACATCTCTATTCCGGCTGGTCGAGCCGGTATAGCAATCCATGGTCTCGCAGTCTATGGTCATAATTCGACTGGCGTTATTGCTGATGGTTATGGCTGTGCTCCTGATGGTGATTGAGCCATTCCCATAAAACTCGATCAGCGGTCGAGCGGTGAATCGCGTTGGGTTGATGATAATGTCGCCGTCATACACCGGGATGTTGCTCTCCCCGGACTTCAGAAAACGCTGCGGCTTGACATTGAACACCAGGTCAAATTTCGCCGCGTTGAGGCACTGCGTCACCGAAGGCGTGAACGGCCCGCGATAGAACGCCATGCGGTACTCGTCCGGGTGATAGGTGTCCTCCAGGCGGAAATAAGATGTTTTCGAGAGCAGGAAGGCACGCAGCGCGGCGATGTTGGCGTCGAAATTGCGAACGATGAAGGAACTATAGGTGAGATCATAGTTTTGCAGGCGGTCCGCCTTGACGATCAGGTCGCCGTTGCGGCCCGGAATCTGGAGGGTGGACACCTCCCGCGCAGGTGCGCTGAAGGTGCCCGCTCCGTTGATGTACAGGCCGAAGGTGCGGCTGTCCGTGCCGTCCAGGATGAGGTAGTTACGCATATGCCGCACTCCTTTGCTCCATCTCGCGCACAAACACGCGCTTGACCGCCGCGGCGATGTCCTCGGCAGACTGTCCGGGCTGTGCGTTGATGGTGATATTGACGGTCTGCTCCCCCGCGCCGCTGCCCACCAGCTCCTTGAGCTTGGCCATGCTCAGCACGACTTCGCCGCCGGGGCCGTCGCCGAAGCCCTTTAGGCCCGCAGGGGTTTGCAGGACTGTCGGCTGGGTAAAAACGACGGGGTTGTCATAGGCCTTGCGATACCAGTCCACCGAGTAGCCCCACGGGATGCTCAGCGGGCCGATGTTCTTCCAGCTGGTCACGGAGATGTGGGGCATTTTGATGTGGATATTGCTGAAGTCGAAGATGTTGGCGAAGAAATCGGCCACGCCGCTGAAGGCGCTCTTGATGCCCTCCCATACGGTGTCGCCCAGCTCCTTCCAGTTGACGCCCGCGATGGCCTTTTTGGTATCGTCCCACTTGCTGGCGATCCAGCCGCCAATGGTGCCGATGGCTCCTGTGATCTTGTCCCACACGGTGGAACCGACCTCGGGCCAATCCACGCTCTTGACCAGCTCTTTGCCCTTTTCGTACTTGTCAGCGATCCAGCCGCCAATGGTGCCGATGGCTCCTGTGATCTTGTCCCAAATGGTGGAGCCCAGCTCCGCCCAATCCACGCTTTTGATCTGCTCCAGGCTCCTGTCGAAGCCGTCAGCCAGCCAGCCTCCAATGGTGCCGATGGCCCCGGTAATGGTGCTCCAGATCGTGGAGCCTACCTGTGCCCAGTCGACCTCGGCGAGCGCTGTTTTGCCCGCCTCATATCCGTCCCTGAGCCAGCCTCCGATCGTGCCGATGGCGCCGGTGATCAGTGACCATACGGTGGAACCGACCGCGGCCCAATCGACCTCAGCGAGGGCCGCCTTGCCTGCCTCATAGCCGTCCTTCAGCCAGCCGCCGATCGTGCCAATCGCGCCGGTAATTAGCGTCCAGATGGTGGAGCCCACGGCAGGCCAGTCGACCTCGGCCAGGGCCTCCTTGCCCTTTTCATACCCATCCTTGAGCCAGCCGCCGATGGTACCGATGGCCCCGGTGATCAGCGTCCAGACCGTAGAGCCGACCTCGGCCCAGTCGACCTCGGCCAGCGCCTCTATGCCCTTGGTGTATCCATCTTTCAGCCAGCCGCCCACGGTGCCGATCGCGCCGGTGATGGTATCCCAGATCGTAGAGCCGACCGCGGCCCAGTCGACCTCGGCCAGCTTTTCCTTGCCTTTCTCGTAACCATCCTTGAGCCAGCCGCCGACTGTGCCGATGGCGCCCGTGATGGCGTCCCACACGGTGGAGCCGACTGCGGCCCAATCGACCTCCTTCAGCAGCTCCTTGCCCTTGTCATACCCATCCTTGAGCCAGCCGCCGACCGTGCCGATCGCGCCGGTGATGGCGTTCCAGATCGTGGTGCCCACGCCTTTCCAGTCGACCTTGGATGCCCACTCGCGCACGGCGGTAAAGGCATTGGACAGGAGTATCTTGGCGCCCTCGAGAGCGGATTTGAGCCCGGCAAGTATCTTGGAGCCCAGCTCTGCCCAGTCGATGTCTCTGAATACCCACTTGATCCACTCTATGGTGGTGCTGATGTAGGTCTTGACGACCAGGCCGATGTGCTTGAAGGCCTCGCCGACCTTGGAGAAGTCGCCCGAGACCAGGCCGGAGATGATCTTGCCCAAATCCCGGAAGATGTACTGTATTGACAGTATCTTGTTGGTGATCTGCGCGCCGACCGCCTGGAAGACGCGGCCCATGAACTGGGTGAACTTCTCCCAGATCTGTTTTGCGCTTTCAATGACGGGCTCGAGACCCTTTTTTATGCCCTCAAAGCCTTCTTTCAGCGAGTCTATCG